GGTTTTCAGCGTCTTGCCAATCCAGACCGATTGCGGCATACGCGGACCCATCTGTTGCGTAAACAGCTAGGAAAGTTAAGTCGACTAACTCTTCCCGCAGCCCTACTACCATCTCGACTCTGTTCTCAGCAGAGTTATTGAACATGTTCCAGTTACCAACACTGATACTGAGCCAAGCATCAAGACCGTCAATTACCATAGCGCCGATGCTCACACGATTGTACATGTTCCAAACGTTGAACCGTGCAGATTGGCTATTGTTTCCAAAGCGGAATGCCAACTGATTAGCTGTCGAGTTGTACGTCGTACCTACATAGGTTCCACGCTCTAATGCAGGACCGTTTGTAATCGCTGTGCCATTGAGCCAGATGCCTCGAGCACGACTAAGAGCAGCACTTCTTGTTGTGTTGTTAGTCCATGCAGGTCCATGCGTCAGGCGACGAGTCTCAAGTGTATGTACACCGGCACCTCCTGTAACGTTTATGGCTGTGCCGGCCTTAGTCGCTGAGAACAGGAACGTACCTACCGCAAGGCCAGTTGAAATCACATAGTAGTTCGTATTTGGCTGTAACGGCGAAGGCAGTACGCCAGTCGAAGAGAGTCTGAATACTTGACCTGCCCTGAAGCCGTGGTTACCGAGAGTTATTTGTCCAGGCGCTCCTGCTATGGTGACGGGAGCACTATCTACCCATACGAACCAGTCAAATACCTTATTCGCCGTTAGCGCACTTGGGTTGTGTGTAGTGTCATTCAGTCCCGCGATCAGTTCATCCCAGATGTCAATAGACGCAAACCCATTGCCTCCCCAGATCGGGATAATTCGACTGATGTGTGGCGTATAGAATAGATTAGCTCCTGCGGCAACGCTCGTAGCCATAACAGGGCTACCTGAGGTGAGTGTCAGGCGTCCTCCTGGCTGCGCGCTCACAGTTAACCCCGCCACCTGATTGACACGCAGCGGCGTCATAATCGTCGTGTTGTCTGTGCCTGCCAGTGCCTCCGCCTCTGAGGCAATTCCAGGTATAGGAGACTGTATTGCAATAGCCTGAGCAGTTCTCAGCGGCGACATAAACTTGGTATTGTCAACACCTGCCTCGGCCTCTTCCTGAGTGGCCAATTCCAGCACCGACGTAGCCCAGTTACCGGGATGAGCAGCACGATCCTGCTCGAACGTTGTCGGAGCTGCCGCACTGGTATGATCCAGTATGCAGATGAAGACGCGGCCGGTAGCGGGATCAACTACCAGATTACCCGCTACGTAAGGTGTGCTGTTCGCCCAGACCGTTGCACCGGCAACACCTACAAGGTTCCATAGGGCGTTGTCGATAGAGTCCATCGCTTGCGCGAACTCGCCATGCCAGGGCTCCGAGAGGAAGTCCGGCACCGCTAGGTGAAAATGTAGCGTGTAGCTGATTGTCATTTGTATGACTCATACATCTAGCGTTTGTATTTGCCGCGCGAGAACAAGAATGACATGTTCACTACTTCGAGGAAGCCTGCTTTCGTTCCTGAGACAGCCAACTTAAGCTTTTTAAACCGTACAGGGAACTTCCACAGTCTTGGATCATCGCTTCTTCGTCCGCCACCATACGAGTTAGCATCATACCCAAAGCCTACAGCCTCATTGCCAATGAACTCCATCGACAGGCAAGGATCGAATATGATCGCTCCGTCAACGTCTCTATAGAGGTTATCCACCCATGCCTTAAGCATGAATTTAGCGTCACCTTTAGTCGCCAACGATACGAAGCGTAGAAACTTCACCCTCATTGGGTCTTTACTATCGAGCCAAGGAAGCTCTAGTTCGAAGCTAATATCCGTTCCAGGGAAAGGCTCCCATCTTAGAGGCGGGCCGGTACGGTCGTCTAAGAACGTTCCTGTCTCATTGCTTATATGGCCGAGAACGCATCGAAAGACTTCATTAGTCGTCGGGTCTTGTACCAAGTCTCCGATACCATAGAATATTCCATTCGCCCAGACCTGCTGGAAATCCCCTTCGCGGTCCCTGTAGTACTGTTCGTCGACGAAGACAGGATTCCCATGCTGATACGTCCTCTGCGGTATGCAGTAGAACAAGCGGCCAAGGAACGTGCGGCACCCACACTTGTAGTCCATGTCGCTGTACTCTGACCATGCGCTGTACCGTAGCTTCGTGTTAAAGCTATAAACGAAGACACGCCCTACAGGTGTGAACAGCAGCACGTCATGTGATAGTGCATCCTGCACCATCCAGCACTGTTCAAGCTGTTGCACATCGTCAAGGATACCAATCGTCTTTCGATACTCCGGCTCGATGCGGTCGCTGAGAGTCTGTGTCTCTAGAGTACCAGACACGCTCAGTAGGTTTCTTCTCGCACTGAATACTCCGCCCAGCCCTGCAAATAGAAGATCATTTTCCACCGCAACGATGCATCTGTGTCCAAGTAGACCAAAAGTCGGCATCGTGTCGGGAAAAAATGGCTCGTGTACACCAGCGGCATTGTATGTTCCTAGCTTCACGATCACTGTCTGATCTTGGAAGAATATCAGAAGGTTTGCACGAAACCCTGCGATGCCTCTAATCTCAACTGCTCCCTGCGGAGCGAATGCACCCACATCAACGGTGATTGAGTCATTTGGAGCGGGATCGCCTGGAAAAGTTCCTGCGGTTCCGACCGCTGAGATGTAGATGAGGGTTGGCTGCGCTGGGATGCCACCAACGCAGTGGTAGTTCGACACAACGCATCCATATTTGCCGATTGGAACATTGACGTTGCTTCCTGTTGCCAAGTCCTGTAGATACGTCACCACCAGATCGCGGCTGATCGTAATCGGCTTATCGATCCCGTTGTGGATGATTAGCTCATTCTTATACGAAACGAAGTCCACTACGGTAAGGCCATCGGACCACCCCGTAGCAGGATCAGGTAACGCCGCGGCGATCGCCTGGCTCCAGATTTGTGTCTGTGTTCCGTCAGAGTCTAACGCCCAGATGTCTCCATTCGTGAACACATGCACGATGCTGAAGGAGAAGTACTCAACATCAACAACCTCTACGCCGTCTGGAACTACACCTGTCCAAGAGGAACGAAACTGTGAGCCAAACCTAATCCTCTGAGTTCCGCCTGCGGTCCTTCTGAAGTTCCTTAGCTTGACGAGGTACGAGCTTTCCATCTGTAGGTCAGTTTCAATGGCGTTCCAGCCACCACCGAACCCACGTAGAGTGATGTTCTCAAGCTTGTTCTGCTTGCCAACCTTCAACGACTGTGGGAAGACTGAGACTGTCATTTGTATGACTCATACATCAGTGTGCCAGTAAAACGGAACACCCGAGTCTCCAGAGACAGGGATCGGGTGGCTGCCTAATGCCGCCATCACATCTTTGTACTTCATCTCCATTAGGTTACGAACAACATCAGCCGCTCCTGCATTCAAGTCGTCGCCGGAAAGCGTCATGAATGCAGTTGCGTACACGAGCATATCTGTGTCGAGGTAGAAGATGTCTTGCCAGTCAAAGTTCTGGAACGATGCAGGCATGGGCCTTGGATAGACCTTAGCTAGAACGTTCACGCTTCCTGTAGACGTGAGAGGATAGAACAGTAGTTTCTTCGTGTGATACTGAATGTCGGTAGCGTTCAAGCTCGTCCAGTACATCGGCTGGCCGCCCGACGAGAGCGTAGCGGGATTTAAGCGTGTTGGAGCTATTGGTAGACGACGTGACTCCCCTGCACGATGCACCGCAACGAAGTCCTCAAAGTCGAGAACCTGATTGAACGGTCCAGTCGAGGGCTTTCCTGTAACTCCATCGAGCGCAACAGTGAACCACTGAAGGTACTGCTGCCAAGGGTACTTTTTGAACATCATGTTGAAGGCTCGAACGGCATCAGCCTTCATCCGGTCGTCCTCGTACATCTGTACGCCTGGACCAGATACCTCACCGACAACGGTGAGTGCTTGATTTACAATCTCTCTAATCGTGGCACTCACCGTTGTTCTCCTCGCCCGTATGAGTCATACAACCTTAGAAGGCAGCATGCCTGATCCCAACGAGTCCACCGTTGCCTGCTGTGTTCACCGAGGGGTCACCGATCATGCTGAGTTCGTAGATAAGCGTCCCGTTCGGTGCGCTAGTAGGCGTGTACAGACCTCGAGGATCGCCTGTCGTGCCAGTCTGAGGATCAGTCAGAACCGCCAAAACAGTGTTTGTATTGATCTGTGCATAGGTCATGACCGTGGCGCCTTCCTTGGCCGACGTGATCTGGCCTTTCCACGGAAGCCCTAGAGACACACCCGCACTGATCGAGTTCGTGATCGCATTCGTAGCAGCTACGTTGACCCTAGTTCCAAGAACCCACCCGAACGCCTTGAGGCCAACGAGAGGAGTCGCTGCCGCTGCCGAGCCTGTGAACCGCTCGAACATTGGCTGGCCAAGGTAGTCGTAGCCGATAACATCCGTAACGTTCGCGTTGCCAGGAACACCAGACGGTGTAACTGAGACAGTCCTGCCATAGCGAGCGTCGAGCTTAATCGGCGTTGCCAAGTAGGTGATCGGACCTACAGCACCCTGCGCGCTGATAAGGGTAGCCAGTGCCCCAGCAGTTGCAGGTGCTCCAAGCACGTGGCGCATAGGAGCAAGTGCAAGGCCCG